CAGGCGGTTCCCATCTGTTCCCAGCGGAAACACGTTGTAATTTTCACGGCCTTGTGCGTCCTTACCGGTCAAGAGCCAGAGAAAGGCAGCCATCAACGTGCTTTTTCCCGTCCCATTGCCCCCCTGTACTGTGGCGCTGCGCCCGTCGGGAGTAAGTACAAAATTCTTTATGCCGCGAAAATTTTCGACATACAGCTTCAGCAGTTTCACAACTTTCAACATCATTCACCCCTTTTCAACCAAGCGTCATTTGCGTGACCGCTTGAGGACGTGGCTGAGGAACCTTATCCGGCGGCAGCGGGCCGTCGGTGATGTGTTTCAGCAGCGGGCGGATTTTCGGATCAATCGTGTGTTCCTGCACGTCCACCGCCACGACTTTGGCCAAAGTACCGCCCAGGCGTGTGTCTGCATAGACGATATCGTCCACAGCAAGCCTTTTGTCCGCAATATACGTATATTCACGACCGCTGTATATGCCGGGCTGGCTTCGGTCAGCGAGCTGCACAGCGACATAATTTGTTTTGATAATAGTGCTCATTCTTGTTCCTCCTCGTCATCATCCCATTCGCAATCCACGATGCGGTTTGCAGCTTCAAGAAGCGGCGCCGCGGCGCTTGAAAAATCTTCATCGGAAAGTTCTTTCGCAACTGCCCAAAACGAGGCCCGAATGCCGTTCAGTACCTGCGCAGCATTTACTGCAAATTCCGCTGCCGCCATATATGTGGCGCTCTCTGCACTGTCAATGATTTTCCGTGCGTCGTCCAGATCTTCCTGCATGCCACGCACTTGCGCTTGCAGCATGGCCCTCATTTCCCGGGCTTTTTCACCGGCTCGACGTTCCACTTCGGCGGGGTCTGGCTCCTGAACAGCTACCTCCACAGGACGGGCTTCCAATTCCTTGATGCGCTCCTTGGCATCGAACAGCTCGCTCATCACCGGCCTTGTTTCCAGCGCGTCGGCTTTTTCCTGCGCATGCTTTGCCTGCGCCCGGGCTGTGGCAGCTTCGTCGCGCAGCGCATCATTGGCGTAGCGGAGCCGTTCCGCTTCCGCGGCGGCCTTCTCCCGCGCCTCGCGTTCGGCTTTCAGCTGGGCCTCCAGCTCCTTGTACTGCTTGTGTGTGGTGATATCGCCGCCTTTGAGCGCTGCAACGGCCTCCGGCTCTGCGGATGGACGGGCGGCGGCGTAGAGCAGCGAAGGGCTGGCTTGCTTCAAAATTTTCTGCTCGTTTGGAGTACTGCTTTCAAGAAGATTGCTGACCTGCAGAAGCCGGTAGGCGGCATCCTTTCCGATCCCTACGCTGGCACACCATGCACGGAAAGTATTTTCAGAATACTGATTACCGCGCTTGTCGCAATTTGCGACAAGCTCATCATGGGCCATGCCCACAGCATCGGCCACTTTGATGACGTATTCCTTTCGGGCGCTGCGTATGATATTTTCTGCGCTGTGCAGCGTGGCCACCGTCTGTGCGTCCAGTCCGGAGTAGTCAAATGGCGTGGCCTCCGGCTCCGCTTCCAAAGAGGCAGGCCCAGCAGCGGACAGGCTTTGTGTCGCACTGCCAGCATCCGCAGGGCAGCCGGGGGCCGGCAAGGTGTTTGCATCCGTCGGGGTGGTCGATGTTTCCGCTGGCTCCGGCACAGCATTCCCGGCCGTGGTCGCAGCAGCATCCCCATTCCGGGCAGATTGATTTTTGCATTTTTCTATTTCCTCCTCCAAGTAGGCCCTCAGGTCGTTGGCACTGCCATCTTTAAAGAGATGTTCGGGAACTCTGTGACCCAGTTTTTCATCAATTTGTCCCAGCCAGTAAATGCGGCATTCTTCCACTGCGTCTTTACATCCGAAGGTATAGCAGGCGATACTAAGAGGATGGTCTTGCTGTTTGCAATTTACATTTTCAATCCGCCTGCTGCCGATCAGGTGCGAGGTAACGCCTGAAAAGTAGGGGCAGCTGCTTGTTTTGTCTTTTACCAGCCTTTCGTCCTGACACGTCTCTTCTGCCGGCGCCGGACACTCTTCGTATGGTGCAAAGCACCCGAAGCCTCCGTCCGTCTTATCACATCCAGCCTGTGGGCATGAGCGGTCAATACAATCCGGGCAGCGACAAGTGTCACAAGGTGAATACTCTTCTCCCTCATCTACAACCTCCGGAGGTTCGCTGCTCGCCGGACCGGACACCAGCTCCCAGCCGTCGCGTTTCGCACGGGCCTCCAAAACTTCCTCCAGGCTTTCGCGATAGATGTTTCCGATATTCCAATTCGCACACCATTTCCAGGTGGCGCTGTTCGCCGGGTCACGGTACTGCATCACATATGAGCCGTGTTCCGGTTGCGGGCTTACCCGGTACAGCCAGCCCGTGGCTGGGTCTCTGTATATCAGCATAGTGTTTGTCTCCTTATCCGTCGCGGCAGCGTCTTTGTGTGCCGCTGCCTTTCCTTGCTCAATATCGCGCAGAATTTTTTGCTTTTCTGCATCGGCGTCCATGTCTTTCCGGTGAAAGGTTTCATCGAAAAATTCAGCCCATAGGGCACGCTTCGCAGCAATTCCCTTTTTGTTTTGCGAGCAGGCAAGCGTATACCGATACCGACCTTCGTCTACATATTCCGCCGGCCGGATGCGGTCCCGGGAGAAGCCGCCGGAAAGCTCGCCATTGGGATAATGCTCTTTTACCCAATCGCTCACACATTCAAGAAAATCAAAGTCCAGGCTTGTGATTCGGATGGTCGTTTTATCGTCAAGATGGCCGCGTAATTCCGTACGGTATTCCAAAGTTGGCGACATGCGGCATTCATACCCTTTTACGTCCGTAACCATTGCATGCCGTGTATGGTCCCATTCGGTCGGTCCCCAGGGCATCAGATACGGGCAGCCCTCGCAGCCCTCTGTCTCCCGGTTCCCCGTGTTGTCGGCATTTGCGCTTTTATTTACCGCCCGGCCGCACTTGCAGAGGTATCGGTTCAAAACCAGTCACCCCCGGGCAGGACGATGGACTTCTTCACGGCCTTTAAATCGTCCTCATACACTGCTGCAAGCTCATGGCCGCAGCGCCTGCAGAACACGACCGGCCCGCGCAGGAGCATGTCCATTTCCGGGATCATGCACGATATCGGCATGTCTTCGGGCGATATCTCGCCGCTGGTGATGGCGAAAATTCCGCTGGATCCGATTCGGTTTTCGCAGATATCGCCGCCGCAAAAGTGCTGCACTGCTTCGGTGGTGTCCAAGAGCGCCGGGATATCGTTAAATTTCGGGGCCTCGCCCGGGCGTAATGTAATAACTCTCATTGATGTATACCTCCTTGATGTGTTACAATGGAGGCGGTCGTAGGGTTCAACTTGACCGCCTGGCGCTTGTCCGTGTTCGCAGCACGGGCGGGCGCCTCTCTTTTTGTCTGTTTTCTGCAACTCCATGCTGCCATACCGAGCAGCGCCGCGATGGTGAACAATCCTGTCCAGGGGGCCGTCTGTCCGCTCACAATACCGTCCAAAACGGCAATGGAAAGAATCGCCGCGGTTATGGCAGTCATTCTAAGTATCAGATGATTCATGTGCTACCCTCGCTTTCCTGCAAATGCCATCCAAATAATCTCGGCCGATTCGCAAAATCTCACGGCGCACCTGGTCGGCGAGAAGCTGATGAAACGCGGCATAATCTGCGGCGGAGGCAGGCTCCAGAACGTCCAATATTTTTCCGGTTTCCCGGCTGACGATCAGGCGCATGATGTCCTCCTTTTAAGCGTGTGGTTTTTCTTCCTTGGCCCGGGTTTCATTTGCATCGTAAAACGCCATGATGTCATCCGTGCTGATTCGCAGCGTTTTTGAGCCTGCCAACTTGCTGGCCCGCAGGCGGCCGCTGCGTACCCACTCCCGGACAGTGTCGGGGGAGACCTTCATCAATTCTGCGGCCTCCTCTACGGTGTGCAGGGGCATTGTTCCACCTCCTTAAATGTCGATTTTTCGGCTTTTTCGTTGCCTTTTCATGGAGTATGCCTTGCTTTTTTTGGCGTTTTGTGGTAATTTGAAGTTGCTACATTCAATTTAATACGCAAAACACCTTTTCTTGGGGCATACTCCATGTAAGGCTGGTTTTTTGTTCCCTTTTTGCGGGGACATTCTTAGTATATCTAGCAAAACCTAGAATTTCAAGAGCTATTCTAGGATAAGCTAGATATTTGTTGCATTGTACAATGAATGGTGGGTAATTATGTTCAATTTCGACAGATTAAGAGCCCTTGCAAAAAAACAAGGAATAACCATTACGCACTTGTGTAATATCGTCGGAAAGAAGAACTCGTATATTGCAGATAGTCAAAACAAGGGGATAGCGATTCCTTTGGATGCCGTTGAAACTTGGGCTTCCGTACTCCACACAACCCCCGCCTATTTGCTGGGAGAAACAGATGATCCGTCAGAAGGCAAAAAAAATAATCCCGCCACCGCGCAGGATGCACGGCAACGGGATATAGTGGTTTTGACGCGCATGGCGTCGCAATTGCCTGAAGAAGATTACAATCGGCTTGTGAAAAACTTTGAGGATACCCTTGATATATATTTGAGAGCACGGGGGCTTGACCCGGATGACTATCGCTGATGCGCAATGCGTAGCTACATGGCTTTTACTTCAGCAGAACATCAATTCGTTGGCTACTGATTTACAGAGCATGGTATTCGCAGGCGCTTCGATTCTGATGGATACAATACAGGGATATTGTTCAAAAACGGGAATGCCGCTCTCGGAATTTAAAAGCCGAGGACAGCTTTTGGATGGTACCAGTGTGCCCGTAGGGCCGGGATGTCTTGTCCTTTACAACCATGCTCTTCCCGCTGGCCGCCGCCGTTTTACAATTGCGCATGAGCTGGGACATGTTTATCTTGGCCATAAGCAGCGTGGCGTCCAGCAGGAAAATGAAGCGGACTGGTTTGCTGCACAGCTGCTGATGCCTGAATGCATTATGATGGAGCTGTGGAGCCGGAATGGATGGCTGGTGCAGCATGAGGTGTCTGATTGGTTTATGGTGTCGGGCGCGGCGGCGCGGCACCGTATCGGGGAGATGCAGCGCAAGCACTGGTATCACATGGGCGAGCAGGAGCTGGAATTGGTGCAGCGCTATTTGCCTTACATACAGGAAGAACTCAAAAACCCCTATTTGGTTTCGGTGTGACCCAAAGTTTTGGATAAAATGGAGGATGATTTTGATGAAAAAAGTATTTTCTGTTATTCTTGTGGCTTCTATGATGCTATCCCTGGTGGCTTGCGGAGGTGCAGGGGAAACGGCTTCTTCTGCGCTGGGTAATAAGTCATCAAGTGCCGATAACTCCAACGTATCGTCGACCACGATTTCAGATCTTGATGCAATAGGAGACGTACAGGTCGAACAGGAATTGTTTGATGTGGTTGTTACCCTGCCGGCAGAGTTTGTCGGGGAAACAACACAGGAAGAGCTGGAGAAGCAGGCGGAAGATCAAGATATCTATTCCATTACGTTGAACGAGGATGGAAGCGCTACGTATGTAATGAGCAAAAGTCAGCACAAGAAGCTGATGGAAGAACTGGCGGCCTCGATCAATCAAAGCCTCGCAGAGATTCCGGGCTCTGAGAGTAGCCCGAATGTGACAAATATCGAGGCAAATGAAGATTATACCAGTTTTACGGTCACTACAACGTCTACGGAACTGAATTTGACAGATTCGATGTCTGTTCTTGCATATTACATGTATGGAGCTTTATATAATATTTTCAATGGAACGGAAGCGGATAATATCCACGTTGACTTTGTAAACGCGGATTCCGGAGAGATTATTGGCTCAAGCGATTCCTCTGAAATGGGCGAATAGTGACGGTGAACTGGACGTAAACCCTGTATAAACCCCATGAAACCCATGCGCAAAATACTATTGAACCCAATAAAAACATGTTGACAAATTCAAGCAAACTTGCATATAATAGGGGTGTAGCATAAGCTACCAAGTTTTATACTTGCTTAACAGGCCCCTGGTAGTAGGCCCCCCAAGATACGGGGAAGGCTGAATCCTGGGGCCTTATTCATTTTAGAAGGACGTGTGAGAATGGCGCATACGGCAATTCTGGTAGACGGAGGATTTTACCGAAAACGGGCCGCGCATCTGTGGGGGAAAAAGAGCGCTGAAGACCGCGCGAAAGAGCTGAATGCATATTGCCTCGCCCATCTGCGTGACAAAGATGGTGTTGAAGCTCGCCAGCTCTATCGCATCTTTTACTATGATTGCGAACCGATAGGACATCGCAGCGTATACCATCCATTGACGAAGAAAAATGTGGATTTGGACAAATCTGATACATATGCATGGACGCTGACGTTTTTGAATGAATTGAGGCGGCGTCGGAAGTTTGCGCTTCGTCTGGGGGAACTGTCCAATCAAGCGTGCTACAATTTACGGCCGGAAATTACTCGTAAGTTGATGGCGGGAAGTTTATCAGTGCAGGATCTGAAGGAAGAAGATTTCATGTTTGTTGCCCAGCAAAAAGGTGTTGACATGCGAATCGGAATTGACATTTCATCTTTAGCCTATAAAAAACAGGTGAATCAAATCATTCTAATTTCTGGTGATAGCGATTTTGTTCCAGCCGCGAAATTGGCTCGGAGAGAAGGAATCGATTTTATTCTCGATCCAATGTGGGCAGATATCAAGGCTGATTTGTTTGAACACATCGACGGCCTTAATAGTCAATGGAAAAAGAAAGAAAGCCAATAAGGAATATTTCGGTATAAGGTGCCGGGTTTTTTAGGAGGGCTGAAAGAGTGGAAGAACTTGATACGCGCCCGGTAGCCGATATTCTGGCCCGGTACTCAACAGACAATCAGAATCCCGTGACCATCGACGTTCAGGTGGAAAAATGCCGCGAATGGTGTGAGCGCAATGGTTATCAGGTGGGAAAAATATTCTCCGATGAAGCTGTTTCCGGCATGAAAGAGACCCGTGCCGGTTATGAAGCCTGTATGATGCACTTGGGCATGGGCGGCGCGCAGCTTGTGGTTGTTTATGACCAAAGCCGTATGTTCCGCGAATTTACCGAGTGGTTTCAGTTCCGGAAAGACGTGGATATGCTGGGAGCACGGGTGGCCAGTGTGACGCAGCCAAT